GCGGGGGGACGATTGCGCGCGCCGGGTGCAGATTGGGGGTGGCTGGCAGAGCCAGGTCAGTTGGCGCTATCGTTCGGCCAAATAGGCAGGTGGTGGCCATGGGAACGATGGACGAGCGAGAAGATCGGGAGCGCCGCGAGTGGGCGCTTGGCGAGTACGACAACGGTGAGACCGGGTGCCCGCACTGCGGCAGGTACCGGCTGTGCATCTGCGCAAATGGCATGCACCGATGTGAGAAGTGCAACTGGTCGCCTGAGCTGAACAGCTACGCTCCATCACACGACTGACCCAACTCAGCAGACACAAAAAAGCCGCCTCTCTGGGCGGCTTTTGCGTTTCTGGCTGGTTCAGTTCTTCGGCGGCAGCTCGAACTCTCGGAACCGAATCACCTCCTCCCCCAGCCAGTCATTCACCTGGGCCAGGCGCGCCTGGATAGGTTCGAGCTCGTTGCTGGCCCACACCTCGGCCGCCTCGCGCAAGCTGCCGAATCCGCCGGCGTTCTGCGGGACGATGCCCATCAGCTGCGGCGGGATGCGCAGCGCGGCCAGCAGGTCGTCACGGGAGACGTTCTTGATGTTCATGAACTCGTCCTTCGCCGCCACCTCGCTCACAGGAATCACCTGCAAGCCTTCCTTCTTACCGTTCGGGGCGTACATGAACAGGTTGCGGAAGTTGCCCGGCCCCTTGCTGTTTTTCAGCGCGGTGCGCAGCGCGTCGACATCCTTCTCGTTCTGGGCGGCGTCGGTCATGTAGAGGATGAATCCCGCGTGGCTGCCGTTCTGGTAGTACTTGCGCCGGAACAGGGTCGCCGACTCGTTGAGCAGCGCGCTCTGCAGCGCGGCCAGCCACTCGGGCAGGCCGTAGATCTCCTGGTTGATGTCAGCCTCGCGCAGGTGGCAGATGGTGCCGGGCTCGAACTCGTGCTCGTCCTTCCAGCCGCGCACCAGGTAGTAGTGCCCCGGCTCGCTGCCCACGCGCATGTAGCGGGCCAGCGACGGTTGCAAGCCCAGCGCCTGGCCGAGCATGTTGCGACGCTTCTCCAGGTAGGCGTTGCCGGACCACAGCCAGTCCAGGGCGAACTGCCCGAACGCGGCCCGGCTCAGCAGCTTGTGGGGGATAAAGGTGCGCTCCAGCATGTTGCGCTTGAAGTTGATCCCGCTCTGCAGGTAGACGCTGGCCCGGGTCGACTTGGCCAGTCCATCGAGCGACAGCGGCGGCTCATACCAGCGGCCGTTCAACCAGCATTCCAGGTGATCCAGAATCTCGCGCCCGTCGAGCACCGGGACCGGGTCGCCAAAGGTGAAGGCCTCGATGCCAGGGGTGACAGTGGTCGCCTCAGCCATGTCGAATTTCCTCCGCAACCGGGAGGCGGCACATAAACAGCGCGTCGAAATCTGCCGTTGAGTAGGCCGCCCGCAACTGCTCGACATCCACAAGGCGGTTTCCGCGCGCAAAAGCGTCCTCAATCGTGACGACCTGGCGCCAGATCCCGTCCGCGCACAATCTCCCTTGAGCCAGCGCCTGGTGGCTCACGTCGATGCGCTCTCCATTCCACCAATCGAGGGCGTCCTGGTGGGATTCCGTCAGCGTGAGCGGACGTGACGAGAAGTAGGTCTTGCGCTGCCCTTTGTGTATCGCGATTCCCTTGATGATGTTGTTGACCACGCCGAACCGTTCAAACCAGAAGAACTCATCGGCATAGACGTTGCCACTGAGCGCCGAAAAAGTGCGGCTTCCAGCGCTGATGAAGTGCAGCCGTGCGCCATTTGCCAGTTCGATGGTGGTGCCGGCCAGTTGGCGGCCCAGCACCTGCTGAACAAAATCCTGCATGTAGACCTTGAACAGCAGGGCCTGCGGAAGGCTGGCTGCCACGAAGATCTGGTTGCGCCCGGTGGTCAGCGCGTCAATCAGCGCCTCACGGGCGAAGTAGAACGAGGTGCCTATCTGTCGGCTTTTCAGGATCACGCGCGTGCGCTGATCGACCGCTCGGTACCAGTCGAGCTGGTAGTCGAAGCACTCAGCCAGGAACGCCTCTTTAAGCGCATCAATTTCCTGCGCGGTGAAGTGGTTGGAACGCCTCATCAGTAGATCTCCAAAATACTGCTGTTCTGGGCGGTCTGGCCCTCCAGCGGCTCGTTGTGCAGTGCGTGCATGAGCGCCCAAGCGAGGTCGGCGTGGCCGGTCTCCTCGGTGCGCCCGGCGGTGTAGGTGTACTGGCGGCCGCTGGCCGTCATGGTCTTGCGGATGGCCATCAGGCTGGAGGCCATGTCGGTCCAGCCAGCGTCGAATTCGAGGCGGCCGTTCTTGATCACGTCCCAGGTCTTCATCACCAGGCGCGTCTTCACTTCGGGCGAGTAGCTGAAGGTGGTGACGTTGGGGAAGAACTGGCGCACCAACTGGGCGACGCCGGTGCCCATGCCGGTGGTGTCGATGCCGATGTAGGTCACCCAGTAGCGCTGGGTCACCTGGCGGATGAACTCGGCCTGGGCGGCGAAATCCATGCCCCGGAACTGGTGGCGTTCCAGCACGCGGAACTTGCCGCCCGGCACCATCGGCGGCGCGACCACCACCAAGCCGGCGCTGTCGCCGGACTCGGCCGGGTCATAGCCGATCCACACGGCGCGGTCACCGAACGGGCGCATGGCGAACGGTTTGTAGTCCTCGGCCCAGGCCTCCCAGCTATCGATCATGCAGGGCTGCAGCATGGTCAGCGGGAAGATCGAGGCGCCGTCGTCGACGAACTCGCACATCAGCAGGTTGGCCCACTGCTCGGCGTTGTACTCGAAGCGCAGCTCGTCCAGGTTGAACAGGTCGCAGCCGCGGGCCTCGGCGTCGAGGATGGTCACGATCTGTCGCCAGATCTTGTCGTCGCACAGCCGCCCCTGGCTCAGCGCGTCATGGCTGACATCCAGCTTGAGGTGCTGAGCGGTGGGCTTGCCCCGGTTCAGGCGCTGGCCAGTCCACCACGGGAAGGCCTCATGGCTCTTGCTGGAGGGCGTCGAGAAGTAGGTCTTGCGCCACTTCTTGTGCAGCGCCATGCCCGAGGCGACCTTGTTCAGTTCCTCGAACTTGTGGGTCCAGAAGAATTCGTCGAAGTAGAAGTTGCCGCTGCGCCCCTGGGCGGTGCGGTAGTTGGTGCCTAGGAAGTGCAGCTCGGCGCCGTTGGCCAGGATGATCGGGTCGCCCGTCAGCTGGCGGTCCAGGACCTCGCGCGCCATGTCCTGCATGTAGTTCTTGAACTGGTGCGCCTGCGCCTTGCTGGCCGACAAGAAGATCTGATTGCGCCCGGTGATCGCCGCGTCGAGCAGGGCTTCGCGGGCGAAGTAGTACGTGGCGCCGATCTGGCGCGACTTCAGGATCATGCGCGTGCGCTGATTGCCCGCCCGGTACCAGTCCTTCTGGTAGTCGAAACAGGTATCGAGAAACGCCTCTTGCAGCTTCTCGATGTCCTCCTCGCTGAACTCGTTACGCTTGGGCGCCTTCTTCGGCCCCTCGTTACGCGCCGCGATGTTCGGGTTCAGTTCGGTTTCGGTGCCGCCGGCCTTGTAGCGCTGGATGCGCGCCTGGCGCTCCAACTGGCGGTGCAGGAGGTCGATCTCCTTGAAGTCCGCGCCGGTCTTCGGGTCCTTGAGGATCAGTTGCACCAGACGGGCTTCCAGCGCGCCGCCGATTCGTTCTACGGTATCCGCCCGGTCCCATTCGTCCCGGCCCTTCCAGGAGTGGACGGTCTTCTCCGGTTCGCCCAGGAAGTCGGCGATGTCAGTGATGCGCCACCCCAGCCAGTACAGGAATTTGGCCTGGCGGCGGTTATCGCGGATGGGGATGTCTACGGTCTCAGTCATGGCGGCGATGCTGCCGCCCGCGCGCGAACCGCCCTAGCGCCGGGCGTTGTAACGCGCCCGCCTACAACCCGCCGTCGTTGCCGCTCATCGCGCGCCTGCCGACCATGCCCTCAACCCACTGCACACCCGCAGACCGGATTGAGGACATCCACCCATGAGCAAGAAATTCCGCTCCAAGCTGTTCCGCGTCGCCGTCGAAGGCGCGACCACGGACGGCCGTGAAATCCAGCGCAGCTGGATTGAGGACATGGCCGCCACCTACAACCGCAACACCTATGGCGCCCGCCTCAACTGCGAACACATCAAGGGCCTGGCCCCGGACTCCGTGTTCGGCAGCTATGGCGACGTGCTTGCCCTGGAAGCCAAGGAAGTCGACATCGCCGGCGAGAAGAAGCTGGCCCTGTTCGCCCAGATCGAGCCCACCGAAGCGCTGATCGCCCTGAACAAGAAGGGCCAGAAGATCTACACCTCCATCGAGGTGCAGCCCAACTTCGCCAAGACCGGCAAGGCCTACCTGGTCGGCCTGGCCGTGACCGACAGCCCGGCCAGCCTGGGCACCGAGGCCCTGGAGTTCAGCGCCCAGAAAGGCACGCTCGCCAATCGCAAGCTGCACGCGGACAACCTGTTCACCGCCGCCGAAGAAACCGAACTCGAATTCGAGGAAGTGGACGACACCCCGTCCAAGGTCGCCGGCCTGTTCAAGAAGGTCAGCGACCTGCTGGGCAAGGGCAAGCAGACCGAGGAGCAGTTCGGCGAGCTGGCCGAGACCCTGGAAGCCATCGCCAAGCACTCGGCTGAGCAAGCCGAAGCGCTGAACGCCGAGAAGACGGCCCGCCAGACGCTGGAAACCCAACTGTCCACGCTGTCGAGCGACTTGGCCTCCCTCAAAGAAACCCTCGGCAAAACCCACGACCACAGCCAGCAACAGCGCCCGCCTGTCGCAGGCGGTGACGGCGCGGTATTGGCCCAGTTCTGACCCCTTTCCCTGGAGCACTCCATGCGTAACGAAACCCGCAAAGCGTTCAATGGCTACCTGCAGCAGGTGGCCAAACTCAACGGTGTCG